TCCATTCTTAAAGTATTGAGCCTTAATTGCGTGAGATTTTTCGCCTTTACAAACATTTATAGGTTCGGCAACCATTTCCCTCTGACAGCGCTCTAATGTGTTCCACGCACACGCTCCATTATATGAGGCAGTTAAACAATAACTTTTTTTATTGTTTGATAGGCTTTCGCCCGATTCAAGAATATCTTTTAATAATATTCCTCTATCTTCGGGCTGTTCAACGTAACCACAATTATGGACATAAAAACGTTGGCGATTTTGCGCTGAAACAAGAGCAGAATTTATTTCGATATATCTTACTCCTGTATCTTCCATAAGCAAAGAACCGTCCCAAACATTTAATTCTTTTTTTATTTGGTCTTTAATTGCTTGTGCCGCAGATTTGTTGTTTTCGTAAAGGAAATAATCGGGCTTAAATTTTTCTTTTGCAATTAAATAATTTTTAAACAATTCCCAACCTAAACCCTCTGCAGTTGTTTCACGATTATTTTTTTGGGCTATGCTCCAAAATGTACATGGGCTTCCGCCGATAAGTAATTTTATTGCCATTATTTTATCTCCACAGGAAATACTCCCAATCCCCTATCCTTACAAAATTCTATAAATTCGTTTGCCTGAAGTTCCCGCATAAGCCGAGAAAGAGTAAATTTCTCGGAATTCTTTATTTCGCGATAATCGTAGACCTTTGTAACCGAGTTAAAATCAGTCCATTTCATTCGCTTGCCGTATTCTGAACTTCTCGGCACGTATCTAAGTTCCCAATCGGTCAACTTATCCATTTTTCTTTTGCCTTTGAAAATCGGTTCGGTAATCCAAATTCCGTCGAAGTACCCGGCTTCCAACAAATGCAGTAATGACTTATCTTCTGTGGTGTATGTTATCGTCTGATTTGCGGGAAGTTCGCCGTAACGCATTTGCGGATTATCGAGTAGCCAACCGTGGTATCTGCATTCGATATCGTTGAGATAACTCGTTTCAAAACATTGATACAGAACTTTCATTTCTGTTTCCTCCTTTCCTTTCTCTCATTATCCCATTCCACCTTTACTTGTTTATATGCTTCTTTTAGTTTATCGCAAGGCTTTCCGCTACAATACTCTTCCATACAATTACAACATAATCTTATCTCGCATTGCACTCGCATTGTCGCGTCTTTTCGCATGTGTCTGATTTTACTATCAACTGACGTTTTGCCTTTTATCGGCTCAAAAATACTTATCTTCTTCCGAACCATTTCATAGATCCTCGTCGACATCCAAATTATCTTTGTAGTTCGCTTTAAACGGACAAGTTTCGCTCTTGTAGTCATTGACTCTACAATCGCATGCAACACACATATTATATACGGCGCAATCCTTGAATTTATCCGGGCTATCGCAACTCGTACATTTCCACAACCGCAAATCCTCGAGTGTGGGTTCAATGTCCTCGCTTGCAACGTTCGATATCGTAACACCGCCCGAACCGTACCGACTTACCAAATCGATTTTATTATCGCGATTCATTGCGAGAACCTTTTTGCGATATGCAGTCCCTAACCGCTCGAAAATCGAATCATTTGCTTTATCCAAGCAAGTTGCCGCCGTCTTTAAGTTTTTGGCTTCAAATGGGCTAAGAGCGTCCGAGTTTGCCAAATCTTTTATAATCTGAGTAATCCCGACGACAAAGAAATGTCTTGCTCTGTCCTTTGTTGTAAAATAATCTTTCATTTTTGTTGCATTCCCTCCTGCGTTTTATGGCTTAATTATAGCACATAAAAATAGCCTTGTCAACTAAATAACAAGACTATTTTAAAAATTTTTAATTTTCTTTTGTTTTGTATAGATCTATCAAGCCATATTTGCGCATAAGCATTTCTACTTCGTGTTCTAAAACAAAGCCATTCAATTTGATATAATTTTTTAAGTCGGAAACTATGCTTTGCGCTGTGTTTAAAGTTGTCGGAGTTTCTTTAAAATATTTATCTTCCACACACGTTACGCCCGCTTGCTCGAATAATTCGATAACACTTGAGCAAGTTGGTAATGCTTTTTGGCTCATTGCTCTATAATCTTTTGTGGAACAATGTAGAATTATTTTTTCGCTCCAAATTATGTCAAAGCAACGTTTCCAAAATTTTACTGTTTCACAAATTCTAAGCCGACGCGATTCAAGACGTTCGATTTCTCCGTTTTTGTTAATTCGTTTAACAACCGTAGGATTATTTAAACCGATTTTTTCAAGATACAAATCACAGTAGCAATTCATTCTCTTCCCTCCTAAGTCGCTCTTCGGCTTCCTGTTTTGTTAAAAAAACTGATTTACCAAGCCTAAAAGTTTTATTGAAATCGTTATAATCTTTTAATTTTACGTAAAAACCTCTTGAAGTTATTCCTATCATTTGCACCTTATCTTCACAAATGTGGTTACCGTAAGGTTTTCCGTTGTGTCGAGGTATAACCCACACCTTTTGACCGATATAACAGGGAACGTTTATGCAAATATCCGGTTTTTCAAATATCATTTTACCCTTATTATCATAATGTCCCGTAAATTCTTCGATTGTATCTCTATCGATTTCAATTCCGCTCACGCCGTGAATATCGGTCATTTCGTCATTTAGTCTATCCCAATATTCTTCCGGGTATCGTTTCGTAATTAAGCCATAAACCCAATCGCCGTTTTTATATTTACTTCTATAGGTATATCCTTCTTCACGACCTTTGCGTTTTGCTCTAAAAAATGGCATTCTCATTTTTATTCCTTTCCTTTTATTTTCCAATCTTTTAACCATCTGCCTTCTTCCTTGCTGTAAATTATAATTTATCCGCTTCCTTTATAACAATTCCCACGTCACCGATTGCGGGGATAATACTCTGTGGTGTTACTACTTTCTCAACAATTGCGTCACGATACGGACAAGGCAGAACTTCAGGATGTGTTTTGAAGTAGTCCGAATCGTCATAAGCAAACGAAATCTGCCAGTCCTTTCCAAACCAAAGTAGTTCATCGTGTCTGACGCGAATTTTGTCTTTGAGTTCAAAGTGTTCTTTGTAGAGATATACTGTGGAGTTGTGTCCGACGAATCGCTCTACAAAATCACAAAGTTTTATATTTTCTGTTATCATTCTTTTATACCTCTTGCGAATTCGTTGATAAAGATCACTTCTCCAAAACCGCCAAATGCGTCGGGAACGGATATTTTGCTAACGAGAACGTATTCTAATCCCGTATTTTTGTCAAGGTATTTTTGAGTTTCTACGGTTAAGAGTTTACCGCCGAGATGCGACTTTAAAAAGCGAAAGGTGTCTTTGTTCTGTTTCGGGGTTTTGCAATTAATCATTATACTGTAATTCCCGCGATTTTGCTTGTATGGGTGCGTCGCGGTTAAATTCCAAATCAGTTCCTGTCCGATATAATCAATTATCATTTTTACTCTCCTCTAATATTTTATCTATATCATTTATACGAATTACCTCTTCGCAATAGTTATTCACGTAAGATTTCTCTTTTAATTTTTCCACAAAGTTACTAAGAAGTTTATACTTTTCGTAAGATTGCTGACAAAATCTAAAACTTAATTGATTATATTCTTCTATTTTCTTATTTAAAGACAATTTTGCTCTTTCCGTTTCTTCTTTAAAAAATGCAATTTGAGATTTCAGTTTATCATAATTTTCAAAACCGTCATCGATTTGTTCTTTAGGTGCAGAAACCTTTTCGGCTACAGATAACTTCTGTTTGACTTCAAATTCTTTTTCTAATTTTTGAATACGCTTTTCAAGTCTTGCCGCGATTATTGAAAATAACGCAGACTCAAACGACGCAACAATAAATATAATAAGTAATAATGCTTGAGTATCGGTCATAGCCTATCCTCCTCGCCTGTCAAAATTTCCCAGCCGTTCGCTTTTAAAGTAGAAACGCAATCGTCGTTTTGCCAATCTATGAGCGTGTATAAATCGAGCCACTCGTCGTCAGATAATTGTGCTTTATCAATCCAATGCCGAAGAGTTCGTTCGTAGATATAAATTTTCCTTTTGTCGGGTTCTTCCGAATCCTGCTCGGCAAATTCCTTTGCAAGTGTTTCCTTAATCTTGTTTAAGTAATAAATATGTATCTTTTTCATTTATTGGACAAAAAGCACAAGTTAAACCTTTACAACATTCTGAGGCTAATTCAGATACACTCATATTCTTTATTTTTTCAAAGTTAGTCATTGCTCATACTCCTTTAATAGTTTGTCTATGACGTACTTCACACTCGAAGTCAGAATCATTGAATAAGTATTGCCGTTGAATGTATAATCTCGACAAGGCAATTCTTTTTGTAACTTTTCCGCAAACTCTTTGACGGCTTGCTTATCTTGTTCTTTCGTTCTTACTGCTTCTACCATAATGCCGCTTGATATACAAGCCTTTAAGAAGTCAGTTGCTTTCATATTACCAATTTTGCCTTGTGCCGTTTTTACAAGTATTTCGTGTTCTTCCCTTGAAAGCACAACGCTATCTTCGGGAAGTTTCCGATAACCTGCATTGTAAAGGGCTTCGGCTATTTCTTGACGCTGTTCGCCGTATAAGTGTTGTCCCGCAGGATTGCCGTCATAAGCAACGATTTTTTGCGGAACTGTCAACATCATTTCTTTAATTTGTTCTTTTTTTGTCATTTTATCTCCGTTGATACTAACGCGGTATGTTCTATCACTTCGTACTGTTTTAGGATTTCTTTTACATTGAAAAACACTTTCCCCGACAAAATCCATTCTCGGGCATATCTCATTGCTTCGTATTTACCGTCGCAAACAACTATAGTTTTTATATCCTCTGTCCGTCCGCTTGCGAATAGCACTTTGTTTGTGATTTCATAGCAGACCTCTTCGGTAAACTTCCCGAAATCACCAAAACTTCTCTTGCTCATTTTAATTCCACCTCACGTGATCTATTATTTGGTTGTTTTTAAATTTCCAATACTGAATCGTTTGCCATTTTATTCCTTACCTTCTTTTAACTTTCTTAATCCCGTCGCATAATTGTTCTGTGCTTTTTTGAAAGCATTGTGCGTGGTTTCTAATTCTTCGGTATAGATAGACTGTTTGCAGTCAACGCATTTTCTCCATCTGATTACCGAGTTTTCTGTTGCTCTCGAGCAAATTACTTTTGTTTCTCCGTTACATACCGGACATTTCATATTCGTTTTTCTCCTTTTTAATAAATACAGTATTGTGCTTTTTTATTCCAACAGTCGGGCTTCGGGCAACAGAAATGGTATCTTCTATCACACTTCGCATAGGGCAATTTATCCCAATCAACTGTTATTTCTTTAATTATGCCGTCTTTTTTAATTTTCTTGATTTTACGAATATTCATTGCGCTTCCTCAATACCTTCCAAAACTTTAACTATTTTAATTCTTCCCTGTGCAATCAATTCTTCTCCATACCACCAACTTGCTAAAACGCTTGTTTTGCTTTTTCTTTTGTTGTATAAGTTTTTATTTGGAGATTGTTGTCGAGATTATCTATTTTGCTAAATAAATAAGAACCACAATAATTGCTAATCCCATTAAAAAACGGGATATAATTTTGATTTAACACGACATTTTTCTTTACGCTTCATTTTAAACTCCTTTTCTCGCGTTTATCCGCACGGGCGCGGTTTTTATAAATTGCATTTGTTCCTATTTCTTTTTATTAAATTATTTCAATATAAATTTCATACAGTCGTGTAAAGTCGTGCCGTTGTGTTCCATGCCTATATAGTCTAACTCATACGCTTTAAGTTCTTCCGTTGTTAGCATGCGATTATAAATCAAAATATCGTGATACTTGCCTCTTGCGTCGTCTTGCCGTTCAATAAAACCGTCCATAGGCTGCCAACCAATCGAAAACCCGCGTAAACGCATTCCGTATTTGTATTTCATATATAACTCCTTTGCGGTGGAATAACCGCCACCGCTCGGTTTTATAACTTATATTAATAATCAGTCAACATATTCCTTTTCATAACCTAAAAATTCGCCATCATCCTCACTGTAAACTGGTACAGCTATAACAGTTATCCCTGCTTCGCTTTTCATACAAGTATCGTAAAGTTCTTGTTTTGTTGCATACAGTTTCATTTTATACTCCTTCGGGCGGCTGCCCTTTTCTTCCTTTCTGCTTTTGTATCTATATCTTATCATAATAAAAAAATATTGTCAACTACTTTTGACAATATTTTAAAATTATTTTAATTTTTTCTTTCGATGTTTATCCCATAGTGTCTTAATCCCCGCTGTTGCGCCCAAACAAATCAGCAAAAACGGCGTTCCCGGGAGTTGCCAAAAAATAAAGCAAGCCGTCGCAAAACCCGACAATGCAATGCCGGCGGGTGTGGATAATCCAACGCATAAGGCAATTATATACGGAACCCACACTTCTGAACTCAATACTATGTAGACAATCGCAAATATGACAAAAGTGCGCCAATCTTTGCAATTTCGAGCAATCCATTTAAAGGGTTTGAGAATATATCCCCAAATCTTTTTGAAAAACTTTTTCATACGCAAAGTATAGCACACTTTTTATGGTTCTGCAAGTGTTTAGTGTATTTTGAACGAACGCCAGCGTTTCAGTTGCCCGATAATCGGCTGGAATCCGTATTCTGTAGCAGTTAAAATATGGTCGTCAACGTCGGCTCGGGCTTCGCCTTTCTTGCCTCTACGGGCGTTTTTTATCTCTCTGATAAGGTTTTTACATTTATCGCAGACAAGGAATGACGAGTAAGCCATCATTAACCGCCAAAAGTCGATACGGGATTGAATACTGATTTTTGTCGAGCCGAAGAAATGTAGGTTATAGAAGCCCCATTCACGCGCTTTCATTTCAAGTACGGCTCGCGCTCCTACGTCTGCCGAATCGACGTAAACGTTGACTTGACCGTTCATAAGAATTGTCGAACCGCCGCCGTATTGCTCGAACCATTTCGCGATATACTGCATAATTCGATCGGCTTGAGCAGGTAGTCCTAAATTTTCGCGATCGTCGGTGTTGCAAGCGTTATCTGCCGCGTTGTTGCTGTGGTAGTATTCGTCGATAACGACCATTTTTTCGAGGTCAGACGTAACCGCGCAAAGCGACATAGTTGTTGCCGCGCGAACTTTCTTTGTCGCGTCCTCATTTTTCCCGACTTTAATTTTCTTACCCTCGCCGTCGGATAAGCCTATATCTATACCGATTGCAAAGTCATAGAATTGCATTGCAGGTCTGCCCATATTATCCGAGCCAACAAAAGCCGATAACGGAAGAATCAAAGAATCGTTGAATTCGTCGTAAACACTCGAGCCTGTATTACCGAACATTCCAAGGAATTCAACCTGATAAATCTTCGGGGACTTGCGTTTCATTTCCTGAGCCGATAAATCGTAATCTGCGGCGCGGAACTCATTTATCTTGTAAGTTGACTTGTGGAGATATAACCCCCTGCCATAAGGTCCGATAAAGTCTTGATTAAAGTAGTCGAGATATTGAACTTCAGGACGGTCTAACATTTCGTAATCGTCGTCGAGTCTGCCTTTGAAAAATTCTTCATTAAGCCAAGATTCGCCGTCCCATGCATTAAAACACATTGTGATTTGGAAAAACAAATCGCCGGGTAATTTACCACGGATTGAACCGTCGAGTTTACGAAAATCCTCGAACGTCGGAATTTCAAACGCTTCGTCGATATACGCGTCGGTAAAATATCCGTGAGCGAAAGTGATACCGTTCAGAGATGTCGGATTGTTAAGTCCACGAAAAATTATCTGCTGACCTGTCGCGATGTATTCGATTGTGAGCGGGTTTTTAGAAATCTTAAAACTGTTTTCCAAACCGAGATCAATAATACGCCCGGTGATATTTTCAAAAGTCGACTGCCTGTTATCGCTATCGTTCTGACGCGCGATAAGAATATTTCTGCGCGGATCCGATAATATTTTTATAATCGGCTCGCAACCTATTATATTATAGGATTTCTTTGTGGAACGTGCGCCACAGAATAATCTGTAACGCACTCTGCAATTCGTAAACCATGCGTCTGTATATCCGCCGCCGATTAGTTTTGAAAGTGATAATTGTTTATTACCTCTTTCATCAAGTATAAATATATCATCCCGCATCCGAAGTCACCTCGACTTCTTCTAAAACATCGCGTTTTTTTAACTCTTCTATTTCTTCGGGGAAATACTTATCGAGCAAATCTTTATTATAGTACACCGAAGAATCGCTTGTGTCGAGTGTAGAAAATCCTAACCACCTGTCGCCTTTCAATTCAATAAGCAACTGCCAATTCGTAATCATTTCAATAAAAGTCGGCGTGGGTTTTAACTGCCCGTCCCTCGAATATCTTAAATCGAAACGTTCCTTAAATATCTTTTTATTCGGTTTATAAAATTTATCCCGCCATTCAGGGTTATTATAAAACTGTTTGATTTTATACTGAACAAGTTCGTGTTCATAATCAAACGGAACGACTTTTACGACTGTCAAATCCAACGTCGGAATAAGGTCATAGCCGATTTCGCCGAATAAATTGTTGTCTACTGTGTCTTTGATTTTATATACTTTATCCATAAACCCGTCCTTTAAAATCTTGATTTTAACGCTCTGCGTCTTACGTCGTATGCTCTTACGCAATACGGAATATCTATATCCACATAATCATATACGATAGGTTGTTTTTTATTATCCATATATCTTTCGATTCGTCCCACAGACTGAACGATCATAGCCTTTTCTTTTATCGGCGTTGCAAGATGCAGAGTATCGAGAGCCTTTATCGAAACTCCCTCTTTCAGTAACGAATAAGTCGCAACCAAAACTTTCCAATCCGTCTTACACGTCAAAATTTCTTTTCTTTTTTTCGCTGTGACTGCGCCGGTACAAACAACCGCATTTATTCCGCGTTCGAGCAGTTTCTCCGCAATGATTTTGCAATGCTCAACTCGAAGCGTTAATACGACTTGTTTTCTGCCCTCTGCGTCGCATTTTATTATGTTCTCGATAATCTTATCGGTTCTGCCGTTATCTTCCGACAGAGCGTTAATAAGGTCGTTATAGACAATCATTCCCGAAGTGTCGTAAATCTGCATCATTTGAGATACTTCGTCATAACCGTTATACAGTTCGACTTTCTTTTGTATTGCCGTAATCGTCTTTACTTCTTCTTTCGGGACTTTATATGCGGGAGCGAACTCGCCGTTGTTATCGCAACCTAAATATGCGTACATTGCTCTGATAAGATCCGCTCCCCCGCTTCTTGTCGGTGTCGCCGTTAATCCAAACTTGAATCGCGCGGGAATACTTGTCAAAACCTTTCCAAACATTTGTAGTTTCGACGGAACAGAAAAAACGTGAGCGCACTCGTCGCAGATAATAACGTCAAACTCGTTTTTATAATACGACGGATCGATTTTGCTCAAAGTCTGAACGGTCGAAATCGTTACATCCTCGCCGATTTCAAGTTTCCCCTCTGTGGTTAATCCTATCTTAATCGACGGATAAAGTTCTTCCATATCCGCTTTTGCTTGTCGCAACAAATCGCCTGTAGAACACAACCATAACGCTTTTTTGCCTATGCGACGAATGATTTCTATCCCCATCAGACTCTTTCCGGATCCACAGGGAGCCACTAAAACACCGCCTTTTGCCTTTAACATTGCGTTTACAGCCTTTTCCTGATAATCGTATAAAGATAATGTCGGCTTGCAGTCTGCAATGCTGATTTCGCCGGCATTGTTGAACGTTGCGTTAAAAGCGTTTTTGTAAAAGAATTTCCACACAGCCTTTAGCAATCCGAACGGCAATATTAATCTGTTTCCGCGTTTTGCGTATAAGCAAAGTTTTTCAGGAACTCTGCGCCATTTTATGAGATTGTCTTTCCCCAAGAGTTTCAACTGAGTATATTCGGGATTTGTCAGTGTAAGCCATTTCTCTGCCCAATCCAAAATCTCTTGCGTCGGATCTATTATTTCTATTTCACTTCCGATATTGGTTTCCATACAAGTTCCTCCAGCCCCACTGATTTTCTGCCGATTTTTTCTAAGGCTTTATAAAGCCTGTACGGCATAAAAAAGAATCCGTCGGGTTTTCTTTCCCAATAAATAAAAAATCCAACGTTGGCTAAGTTTGCGAATTCTGTAGCCATTTTCATAGAAGTTATCTGATTCGGCTCAATTCGTTTAAAATCAAACGATGCCTCGCTCGCTTCTAAGTGCTTTGCGTCGACAAACCACGCCTCTCTGTTTCGTCCTGCAATGATGTCGAACGGTTGCCCGCCGATTTTCTTTGGAAGAATATAAACCCAAAAGCCCATACTCTGAAAATATCGGGCAAGCCGTTCCTCAGTTGCGTTACCGACTTGTAATTGTTTTGATTTTACCATATGTCGTGTCCCCCTATGTTCGCGCCGTTAAGTCTTATGCCGACGTACATACGAACGCCGTTCGACATCGATTGAATCTTAATGCCTTTTTTGGTAAGTCTGTCACGGAACATACTTTCGCGCATTTCGTATTCTGTGTTATTCTTAAACCACGACTTGAAATGCGAATATAATTCTCTGCACTCGACTTTTGCGTTTGTTGCATACGTACATTCATTGACAAGAAACTGCTCGACCATATCCATTTTATATTTATATCTGTCTTTCAGTTCCTGCAATCTCGGACAACGAATAAAGTTGCCTAATTGCCAATACTTCATAAAGCCTTGTATGCACCAGCCGAGAATCTTCGCGCTCTCTTTTTCGAGTTTTTCGGGCAAAAACTTATCCTTTTCTTTATCGGTAAAAGTCCGCAAAAACGGAACAGTTTCCAATCTACGCCAAATACCGTTATCCGTACCTTTTATATTCGGCAAGTTATTCGTCGACATCCATATCTTATAGTGTGGATAATAAGTGAACGGCTGACCGTATTTAAACTGAGCCTGTATCTTATCGCTACCCGTTATGATCTTGACTTGCGATTCTGCGAACTTTGCGCCCTCGTCTGTTTCGCCGGTAGCAACAAATCTTACACCGCGAAGTCTTGCCAAAGAATACTCAACCGCAACCGAATTTCCGTTCTTTTGCGACATTAGAACGCTACTCGGAATACTTGTCGCATAATCGCCTAAAATCCTTGCGATTTGCTCTGTTAAAGTCGATTTACCGTTTGAGCCGTCGCCGTAAAGCATAAACATTACTTGCTCTTTTGTAGAACCCGACAAAGAATATCCTAAAAACGTCTGAATAGAATCTACGATTTCTTCGGTTTCGACGATATTGCTACAATCAAATACGCTACGAATAAATTTAAGCCATTCCGTCGGTTCTTCAAACGAAACTTCCGTATTCGTATTTTTCGACATGTAAAACTCTTTATCGAACGGCTTTATTTCGCCTGTTCGCAAATCCACAACCCCCGAATTCGTATTAAGCAAATAAAGGTCTTGGTCGAAGATTGAGTTTTCTACAGCCATTTTCTTTATGTGCCGTAATTCGGAAAGCATTGAATCTTTCCCGGATTTATTCGAGATTTTCTTTTTGTTTTTTATCATTTCGGCAAGCAATACGGTGTACTGCGCCGCTTTCTCGTTTTCGCCTTGTCTTTTGGCTTCTTCTATCTGTCCGGCTACTTCGTCCTCTTCCGACTGTAATATCGAAATCATTTTATCCGCATACTTACGAATAATAATATCTCCGTTGTCTTTTATCCATGTTTTGCCCGTCCAAAACATAAAGCATTCGTCGGTCGTGTTGTACTTAAAGCAATCTCCGAAATAATCATAAAATCTTTCGGCGTTTCCCGTATCGGTTAATGTGTAATGTCTGAAAATCTTTTTAATTCTGAATATAGGCTCTCCGTCCGCATTAAGATTCATTCCGTTATCTTTAGTCGCAGACGAAACCTCATTTCGTATCGTATAATTCCTTTGCGGTGTTAATCCGTTAGTGTCACCGTTTGCAAACGATCTGTCGCAAGCATACCCGCCAACGCAATCCGCAATCGCCTTTGTAAGCGTTATTTCGCCGTAAGTCTGACTTCCTCTGTATTGGTCCCATTTATCGCGCATTAAAGCCGAACTACGGAATATTCTATCCATTTGAGCCTTATCGGAGTTGCACCACCACGCTAAAAGATTGCAGAACGACATATCCGCCGCGCTTTGATCGTTGTTGTCCATGGAAATATCGCCGTCGTGATAATACGCGTAAAACTTTTCTCCGCCTTTACTCGCATATGCGGCTTTGATTATTTCGTCGTCGGATAACATTAAAGCGTTTGGGTTCGGCTGACGAGGCTGTATCGCAGGACGATTTGCCTGATATTCCGATTGTACGAACTTTTCCCACAAAGGCTTGACTTGCTCGGTTCGGTCGTTGATTGTGGTATTTCGGATAACGTTACCCGTAAAAGCGAAAAACCGTCCCGAATCGTACATTTCGACGCAACCTTTTCTACGACTACCCTCAGGCAATGTCCCCGAGCAGATTATATGTACACCTTTCCCGCTCTGTGAATACTCGGTATACGAATCGAGCGCGGAAATAAACTGCTCGGAAAAGGTTTTAAACTCTTCGTCGTTCATTGCAACGTTTCCGTCTTTATCTGCGTGATTATCGAGATCGATGCCAAATATACCGTTACCAAGGACAAAACCTAATCCGTCGCAATGATATTTAATACAACCGTTTAACGCTATGTTAAAGTTGCTCCATGTCAAATCGTCATTAACCCTCGCGAACTTACCGTTTAACGCATTATACGGGCGTTTTGTTGTCTTTCCGTCCTCTCTCCCCTCAACTTTAAAACAAATCCAACGCTTAAGTGTTTTTAGTTCATTCGGAACGCTTTTATATTTTTCTTGTAATGCAAATAAGTCCATAATTCGCCCACCAAATTTTTTATTGGAAGGCGGCTACGGAATTGAACCGTATTGAGCCGAGGGGAATATGCTGTGTGTTGTGGAAACCCTCTCTCGCCGCCTATAAAAGCCCACAACCATTTGTCATGGGCTTGATTGTTTTTAGATTAGAAAGGAAGAGAATCTACGTCGACTTCTTCGGAAGTTGCATCTTTCGTTCCCTGCGGAATGTTTTCGGACATTCTGTAAGAAAGATAATCCACAACACTCTTTGCCGGGTAATCGCCTTGCGCCTCTTGCGTTACGATCGATATAATCATATTCTGTCCGTTAATGTACTGAATAAGATCGTCGTAATCTTCAAAGTCTTGCTTTGCCGCAGGAATTGCATTAAGGATTCCGTTTATCTTCGAGGAATTATATTCGCCTGTGGTTTTGTTTTTGTAAATACCGTCGAAAACAATTCTACCGCCGAATTTTTGGTCTACGTCTTTACGAATCGTGAACTTGCAGTTTATATACTGATCGCCGCTTTTCGTTTTCGCCCATTCCGCTTCGAGTGTTACCTCGTAATCGCCGTCTGTGATAAGTTCGTATTCTTTGTTTTCTACTTTTCCGTCAAAATGCAACATATTCTTTATTCTCCTTTATTTTCTTTATTTGTTTCGTTGCTTTTTTCGCTTAAAAATTTCGCCTTGCAGTCAGCCGAACACACGCCCGCGCCATATGCTTTCTTTGTTGCGAGATAGGTCTTTTTATCCATAACCGTTCCGCATACTTCGCAAGCGTACACTTCTGCCGCAGGGACTTCTGCTTTAATTCTTAAGCAAGGTACGATGTCGCGAGCAAATTTCGTCGTGGTCGCAAAAACTTTAATTTTTTTACCGATCCAATTCTCGATTTCGCCCGTCTTGTAAATCTTTTCTATAGTCTTGCAATTCGTTTTATTCAAAACCATAGGTTTTACTTCTACGCCGTCTACGTTCGTTTCCTCAAAACTTGCTACAATGCAATTTTCGCTTTTCCCGCCCTCGGCTGTTACGAGTTGACGCTTGATGTCCTTAATCGTAAGAACAACTTCGTCTGCTTTACCCTCGAGCGAATACGCTCCAAGATAATCATAGTTTGCTAAATTTTTCCAGTGCATAAATTCTGCCCTCCCTATTATTTGTTATCCGAATATTCTTCGGGTTTAACCTTTTCGTCGTTACATTCAATACCCTCTTCGCGAAGTTCATCACCGCTCATTCCGGCATATTCGTAACTTATCAATCTCGCCTTTTTCGTCGCTCTGCAATACGCGCATTTTTCGCAACGATGCGGCGCGACTTTCCCTTGCCGTATCTGTAAATATCTCGGCAAATTATTTTTTACTGTTTCTAAAGCCTTGTCTAACTTCTCTTGTGGGATTTCAAACAAGCCTATATCGGGCGGTGTTTCTTTTGTTGCGCAGACCAAACAACAAGGCAACGTTTTGCCCGTATTCTGTCTGACGATTTCTTGAAATATCGCAAGTTCGATATCGTAGTCGTATGCCTCTACGAAATTTATATACGCTCTGTACGCGTCCGACCAAACTTTCCCGAAGTCTTTCATAATCTTCAAATCGACTATCGCCTCGTCTTTGAGATACGAGTCCATTTTGATTTTAAAAGGCACATTGCAAATTTCACCCGACATTATAACCTGCTTTTCGCCGCTCATAAAGTGCATAAGCGTAGAATCTTGCGCTATTCTATAAATTATATCGTTTGCCCGGGAAAAATCCTTTTTCAGTTCCCCGGTTCTGCTGTTAAACATTTCGGGATGGTCCTGCTCGAACTGCTCAGCCTCTCCGCTAAAATAAGCGTCCACATACGAGCCTACGAGGAACGCAATTGAAGCCTCGGTTTGATAATCCGAAAACGCCGCCGCCTCACATTCCAAAAACTTTGAAAATCGAGAATATGACAAATAATAATGATTATATTTGTAATTCTCTTTCGTTAAATTCTTATCGATCATCTTTTTTCTATCGAGGCATCGAATAATTTATCGTAATCGGAATTTAATGCTTCGGACAATTTATATATCGTCTGCACCGTAGGTTCGCATTGTCCCGACTGCAGATTCGATAACTGCGCCACAGACAATCCCGAACGCTCCGATAATTCCTTAAGCGTTAAACCCTTTTCGATAACGAGCCTCTTAAACTCCTCTCCGAATTTACTTTTCGCCGTCATAAATTTCTCCTTTAAAAATTTTTTGACAGCATATTCTATTTCCACACTTTATTTATTGCTTGTCTTTTTTAATGCCGTATTAATCGCCGACTGAATCTTTTCCATATCCGTAAATGAAATCATATCGAGCGCATTAATATTTTTAAATCTGCCGCTTGCAAGCACTTCGCCCTCGTTCGTTACATAAACTGTTTCTGCCGGAACTGTATACTCGACTTTTACACCAAAATTTCCGTTTGCCGAGTCAAAGAATACGTTGACTTTCGATACGCCCATCTTTATAGTCCCTATCTGTTCCTTTAACTTCTCGTACAGTTTCGCTTTATGCGCGGAGTTTTGGTCGAGTTCTTTTAAAATTGCTTTAATTTCTTTGATTTCATTCTTTACCGTCGCCATCGTTATTCTCCATTGTTGCAAGGATATAATCTATCATTCTCTGCCTTTCTTCGTTCGAGGTCGGCTGAACTTTCAGATTATCCATACCGTACAAGTCTATCGCTGTGCATTTAAACAATTTGCACAGTTTGCTTTGCACACTTGCCGATAAATTTTTACATATCGGACTTTCCCAAAACATTACCGAGGATCGCGAAACCCCGAGTATGTCAGCCACTTCTTGTTGTGACATTCCGGTTTTCCCTCTGAGTTTTCTAATGTTCAACATTCCTTTTCACCTGCCTTGTGATTGGATTTTAACATATAAAAAAAATATTGTCAAGCGTTTGTTGACAATATTTTAAAAATATTTTATTTTTTTTAAATCGTGCGAGGGAACCTCGGATGGTTACGAATAACGTGGTTCAAAAGTCCACACGCATTGAGAGCGTCTATCGTGGCGGGACACAATGCGATCTCTTCGAGTTCGGCGCGGGAAATTATCCTGCCTTTTTCTATGTCGTAACCCGAATCGGTCATAATGTCGCTGTTTCTTAAGACGTATTCCGCTTGCTTTATTACGGCGCGTTTCATACAGTCTAATTGATACTGACACAAATTATCCCACGGATAAAGCCTGAAAGACAGTTTATCCACACGAAACATTAAATCGTCCTCTATATTTTTCAGAAACAGTTCCGCGCTGTTCGATATATTATCGTTAGGTTTTAATATCGCCCGTAAATCTCTGCCCGTATAATTGAAAAAATCATCGGGAGTTACAAATTTCGGGGACGTTTCAAATTCGGTCATACTGCCACCTCAAACAAATTATATATCATTTGAGTTGAGTTGTCAAGACTTTTCGTGAATTATTTTAGCACATTTCGATTTTGAATCCGTCTTTTAAACGCTTTTCGTATTCCTCGTGCAGTTCTTTTTGATCGTACATTACGTAATATGCGTCGTAATTCACGCCCTTATAGTCAAGCATTTTCCTTGTGGAATATTTCAATTCCTTATCAATACAGAGAATAAGTTCGTTTATCTTATCCGCTTCCGCAATTTTTGAATTGTCGGTCAACTTTTTAAAACGTTCTTCATAATAACGTTTCGTTTCGGTTTCCCACGCAACCCATTTTGACATTGCGCTTATAAGATAATTTTTCCGGGTGGTCGGATCTACATCGGCGCGAACGTGACCGAACCACGACGAATCGATGTAATGTTCTACCGTTATGTTTCCTTCGTCGATTAGTTTGTTTAAATGGTTTAAAGCGTAACGATGTAAGCCTCTGCGAGCGCAAGCGGTTTCTATATGCATAGTTTCCATTACCCGTTTTAAGCCGTGTAAGGACAGAAAGTCGAAAGCGTCAGCCATTTCACTGTAAAACATCATACTTTTTACCATTCTGTTGCTTATTTCGTTAAATACTTCAATCATTGCGCATCTCCTTTAACATTTGAATAATCTGCTCGTTTTGCTCTATGATTTTGGAGAGCATTCCGTTTTGGTTGCTTTGCAATTCCTGCATTATGTCGTTCATCTGAACTTTATTCACACTAAGATTTTCAAGTCCGATAAAAAACGATAAAATCGACACTATATCTATAAATGACAGTTGCTCTCCAAAATTCATATCGTCACCTTACAGACTTTCTACGTCAAATTCGACGTTGCTCGTAGTGATTGCAAGCGGTCCCGTTATAAGCGTAATTACGTCGTTCGTACAGCCGCTCGTTGCCTTTATTATCGTACTGAACGAAAGAGTTCTCACTTCGGTTGTCGCAGTAGTAATCGTAGTCGAAGCGGTCGCGCCGGTTATTGTCGCGCCGTTCTGTTGCATTAAAAGTTGAACAACTCCAGCAACGGGCGCGGTAAACGTAACGTTCGCAGTAATTTTATATCCGTTCGGACAACGATCGTAAATCACTACACTGTTGCCTACGCGTTCGATATTGCAACGGTTATAGCCTGTGGTTAAAGTCGCACCGATAGGCACTATGCTGTTCGCTAAAACCGAAGTCGCGTTGGCATTTACGGTTTTTACATAAGATTTTCTGCTCATAAATTTATCTCCTTTTATTGATAAAGGGTAAGCAACTTATTACAAGCCACTTACCCTTTATTTAGACGTTAGTGGCTCAATTCAGCCGATATTAGTAACTTGCTCCGCTACAGCCGCAACCTGTTCCACAGAACGGAGAGGGACCGGCACTGTACGTATAAGTCATAGGGTATCTTACGACACCTGCAACTGCCTGCTGAAGTTCAAGTTGGTTAATTTTGCTCTGCATCTGAGCGATTCTGTCCTGCGAGATCGCGTCGAGAACTTTTTGAATCCCCGCCGTAGTGTTCGCGTTGATTGCCGAAGTATTGATAGCACCTTGATAGGACAGGTTATCGATCGATCTGAGCGTAGTGCAGCCATTGTGTTATCGTATAAGTTCTTTATCTTATACTTCTTATAGTTTCCTATAAGTTCAGACTATATCTTCATCCTATTTTTAATAATAGGAGTCGGGAACTCTTGTCGAGATTATTGGCGTTCCGTCCTCACTCGTTAGTCGTTGAGCCTTTCGTGGTACTGTTATCGGAATTCCCACGACTTGGTTGCTGATTAACATATTCACAAATATATTTAGTAGTTTTTCTTTTCCCTGCAAGATAAGCACCAAATAATGAATCGGAAACCCCGAAATATTTAGTTGCCGCTTTAATAGATTCAAACTCTATTCCGTTTACTCTTATAGGGCGACGATTTTGTTCGCCTCTTAAAGGCTTTTTATATGTATAAATGTTGGTGTCGTTTAAATATTGGCAAACATTTCCATTAGGATCAAAACCCTTTTTTAACCATTTTCCGACAGTTGAATGATCCACATTCAATTCTTTTGCTATATCCATCGGACTTTCGTATATTTTATCTTTGTATTTGGCAGGTTTACAACCTCCCAAATTATACCGTTTTTGAGTTATAGGTTTTGGGGTTTCTCCCTCATAATAACAACTTTGCATATCATAATTAAATCCCTTTCTACACCATTTTATCACGGTCCATTCTGTAACTTTAAAATGTTTGCTTGCGGCTTTTACAGATTCAAATCTTACATTGTTGATTATTACGGGTTTTATGTTTTTTAGCCTAACCCGCATAGCAACCTCTTTATTTTTCATAGGATTATGTTCACTCATTCTTTTTCTTTGAATAGGGTTTTTCATTGGGTTATTTTTTGATTTGTTAGCCCTCATTTCTGCGGTCCACGCTGAATGAGTTCCACCTTTCCCGCCGTTATCCAAATTAGCCTTACACTGTCCTATGGATTTGTAAAATGTAATCTGCTCATTTTCATACGCAAGAGCATCTTCTTCAGTCTGAAAAGTTTTTATAATTTGATTTTCACAAATGTTATTATTATAAAAATCTTTAAATATTTGATTTCGTTTCCTTGTTTGTCTGTATCTTACCTTACATCCTTTACCAACATAGAAAACTTCACCTGTGTCTTTAACATACCACTTATATACATAAAATTCCATATTTCTCACCTCTTGGCTGTATCATATTACAAGAAGTGGAATTTGTCAACTACTTTTATAATTTGCGAACTTAGCCTTCCAGCAATTCACCCGATTGCCAACGCGAGTTACCCCGCGTAAGTGCCTACTGCATTTTTGCAAAACTTTTTCCTGACTTTAAAGAAAAAGTTTTTCAAGCACTGTTGAGCCTGCGCAGTACCCTCCGCAACAGCCGCTTCCAAATCGCGAAGTTCGCCGAGCGTGTTGTAGTTTGCGTCTTTGATTGCCGTCTGCAAGTCATATCCGACCTGACGAGTTGCCGCCACACCTTCATTGTTCTGTCTTTCCAATGCGGCGAAGTTCGATGCCTGAGTTACGTCGTTTGCAGTAGCAGGTCTGTCGGTCATAAAGCCGTCATAAGCACCTCTGTTCGCTCCAAAGCCGCCGAAGCCGCCCATACCGAACAGTATGAGAAGAGCAAACAACCATAAGCCCGAATCTGAACCACCGAATCCCGAATAATTACCGCCTAAGGGCATTACGGGAGTAATTCCGGAAGAACCATCCATAGTTTTGATTTTCTCCTTATTATATATTATTTCAAAAATCACCGCGCGTCTTGATTTTGAAACCCGATTAACCTTTTAACGCTTGCATTAAAGCGTTAAAATCTATTCCTTTTTGTTTGCACATTTGCTTTACAAGTGCTTCAGGGTTCTGTCCCTGAACCATTTGCATTGCCTGAGCCATTTGTGGATTTTTAGCCACAACCCGCTGAACGAGTGTATTTATATCCCCGTTGCACATTGCCTGCATTTGCTTTAACTGCTGTATACTTTGCATAAGTCGCGGGGGCAAATTCGACATATTCATTTGCGGCATTCCGCTGTTTAAAATATTCATATTATTTATCTCCGTTCACAAATTGCTTAAATAACTCTAACGAGCATTTTAACTTGGCATTTTCTTGCTCTAACTTATCAATTTGCTCGTTCAAATCCGTAATTTTAAGTTTAAGATCTTTTATTTTCTGCATTTCCATATTATAATCCAACGCCGTCATTTGGTTTTACCTCCGACTGTTGTTCGATTTTATTCATTAGCGTGTTTAATTTCGCCTGTAGAGCCTCAAATTCTTCTTTGCGAACGAAATCTCGCGGATTTATGCTTTGTGCTTCTGCGGGCGTTTTTTCGGCTTCTTTATGCTCAATTACGTCATAAGCCTTTACATCGAAATGCCCTGTCCCGTCGACCACTTTGCGATATATCATAGATTTGTCGTTATCAAAGAATATATAGTCGCTGTTCGGATCGAGCATACGCATTTTTACGTCCTCTATGCCGCTTACAAATATCTTATTGGTATTTATTTTGGGCTGTTGAGATTGCTGTTGCGGTTGCTGATAATTGTTATAAAAATTATAAGGATTGTAGTTAGGTACTTGCGTCGGTTGCATTCCCGGCATAGGATTGCCGAAGTTGTTTCCGTAATACATTGCACATTCGCTCCTTTCATTTTATTTTCGACTATAATTTAGCACAAAAAAATAGGTCTGTACACCCACAAAAGGGATACAAACCTATTATTTTGTATTTAATTTTTCTTTTAGTCGCTTCTTTCGTATCTGAACCGACTTTTCATTAATACACAATTGATCGGCAATAACGCTTTGCTTTGTCTTATGTATAAAGAAATCAATTGCGAGTTGCTTATTGTCTTTACTTAAACGCAATTCGTTGCAACGCTCCATCAGTTCGGATTCGCTACACGTTTCGCAATCAAACAGTTTCGGCGCAGTCAGCCGTTCCAATTTTACTACACTCGTATTATATCGTTTTTGTAATTGCCCGACATATGCGATTGTGTAACAAAGAAATATAATCGAAAGCAAACTGAACCGTATCGGAATAATAATTGCCATACCCACAACAAATATCACCGTCGTCACTATTCGGCATTGAGCATGCGTCGGACAGTGATATTGATACTTAAATTGATTGCGAATAATCCAATGACATATGAAAAAGAAAACCGCCTCAAACCACTTATTTAAGATATATGCAGGTATAATAATAGCGATAACCGCAAAGATTATCGCTATTACCGTATTCTTTAGTTTAATCTTCGTGCTGAACTGCATAAGAGATAATCTCGGTATTTGCTTTTGCAAGTTCGATCAAGGTTTCCTTATCGTACTTACCCGATTTAATTTTTGCAAGCAATTTTTCAGTGGCTTCAATCGCAACGCCTAAGTCTGTGCCGTAAAGCGGCAAACCTAAAATTCCCATTTTACTTATTCTCCTTATCATTATTTTTTCTATAATTGAAAGCGAAGTACAACAACGCTTCAAATATATACACATCTATCATCAATATCAGAAGCGTTGCAAAATTGTAATCCGCTATCATACTTTTGATATTGCGTACCTCAAGAGTAAAAACTTGTAATAAATTAACCGAAGAATACACAACTGTTGTCGGAAACAATTCGGCTTTCATTATACATGGCAATACAATCATTAAAATGTTATTGATTGCCACATAATATTGAGGAAGAATTTCTTTTATCGCGTAACCAAACAGAATAGCCGCACAGATTATCAGCATTTCTTTTGTGGATAATCTTTTCTTTCTGCAACACGCACAACAAGACAAATAGTACAGCGTAAACGATAATATCGAACTTGCCAAGTACCACGCCCACTTATGCGTATCTATATAACGCCCGATTTTACAAATTTGTTCGTTTTGGGCGGTTTCAATAACAAATGACGGAAAAATCAATTTGAGAATATATAAGAAAAGCAGTATCGCTCCGCTAAGGATTAAACCCATTATCCATACATTTTCAAACCGTTTTATTTTCATTTTCCGCCCCCTTTACATATACCACTTATTTTTCGTTTGTCAATAGGTTTATGAGAATTTTCATAAAAATATTTTCGACAAAGTAATTGCTTGATATAAAACGAGAGCAGAAAACGCAATGAGAAGCACCCACGAGCCTATATTTGCCGCTTTTTTGTTTATCTTACTTAATAGCCCTATCGTCAACAATAATCCGCCCACAAGTCCGATTTTGAACGGATAAACGAGATTTGTCCGTATGAGCCACCGCCCTATCGGATTACCCTCGACGGATAACCCGAACAGGTTGACTAAATAAATTGTGGCGATAAGGTCTATTAAGTTAAATATGTAAGTTATTGCAAGCCTTACTTTCATTTGCGTAATTTATTTTTTTCTTCCCAAATTACCTTTTCCTCTTCTTCGCTTATAAGTTTCTCACCAATATATCTCATATCTTCTATGCGATACTTGTTGCTCAACTTACACGAAGTAAGAATACCGTTCGCGAAGAGGTTGTAGTGTTTATCGGTAATAACGTTGTAGTACTTAACAGATTTTTCGATAACTTCCTGCGAAATGACTGTCGGGAATGTTTCATCTTGTGCAAATGTAGTAGTTCCGTTTGGTGTTTCTTTGAGATTACCCGTATAGGTAAATGCACCCGCTTCTTTGTTAAAGATACGGTGATAGCCTTTCTCCCCGCCTGCACCGACAAAGCCGACTTCCGAACCATTTGAGAATTTAACAAGGTTATATCTCGGGGCAGTTTCTTCGACTTTTATCCAACTCGGTTTTGCTTTATCGAATCTGCCCGCATAGAAGTTCCAAACAAGTAGTTCGTCGTCGTAAGTTATATCCTCGATTGCTTTTGTTGTTCCGTCTGCGAGTGTAATTTGAGTACCTTCAATCATACACGAATAATTTGCCGAAACCGTACCATCGCCCGTCACTTTTACCGTGTAATCATTAACAATCGTTACGCCGCCTGTTACAGACGTTATGCTACCGTAGGCGGCACTGGTGCTAAAATATAAATATCCTGAAGTACATACAACAGTTATAGAATCACCGCCACCATTTAGACTTCCTAATTTTGTACCCGATGTCGATTGTCCGTCATAAATATTAAAATCGTAATTTTCAGCAGTAACAGTTACATTATATCCCGCCGCCGCTACTTCATAAACTCTCACTGCATTACTCGCCGCACTATTATTGAAATTCGGTGCACTTGCTTTGACCGTTATCGAGTATGTACCCGGTTCCGTGAGTAAAGTCGAAAGGTAAACGGTTTTGCTTGTTACAACGGCTAACTCCGCTGAACCGTTAAAAATCCTATAAGAAGTTACAAAGTTTCCGTTGGTAGCAGGGTTTGTAATCGTAAGAATTTTATCGTTTATTGCAATCGTCGGAGCATTTAAAATAGGCTTTTCGCTTTCAACAGCCGTTATTACCGTAACCTCAGAAAGAGTTTTCCCTGCGTCAGGCGTAATCTTTACAGTGCCGTTAGCGGTAATCGTTACGCTTTTTGTTTGTTCTTCTTTGCCGGGTACGTTTACATTTACGCTCGCTTTACCCGACACGTCGTGCGTACCGTTTGTCGTAATGTTAACAGTTCCTGTTGGAATTACATAATTATCAGGTATTGCATTAACCGTAACGCCTGACAATCCGTCATATCCGCTATCGGGCGAAACATTCTGTTGCGATTTTGTCGGTGTAACAGTTTTAGTTTGAAGTTTTGGTGCTGTCTGAGGCTCAAGTGTTCCCGTAACACCGCCGATATTTACATCTTTCTTAATATTCCCTGCAATTAAGGTCGCGGGTTTCTTCACTACGACTTGAGAAAGGACTTTTCCGCTTGTAGGTGTTATCGTCTGATTGCCTGAAGCCATTGCAAGGGCGACGATTTGCTCCTCTTCGTCCTTTTTTGCTTCGAGCGTGCCTGTTACACCACCGATAGAAACGCCCGTTTTAATATTCCCCGCAACCAAAGTCGAGGGTTTTGTTACGGTTACTTTTGACAGATTCTTCCCCGCGTCAGGCAATATAACCTGATTACCCGAAGCCATCGCAAAATCGACTGTTTTTTCTTGTGTGGGCGTTGCAGGAACAGCCACTGTAACCGAATCCAAACCGCAATAGCCCTCGTCTGCAACAACGCTTCCGTTTGTAGCAACGCTTTTCGATTGCAGTTTAGGAATAATACCCACATCTGAGGAACAGTATTTGCCCGCAGTTTTTAGGGTTATCCCGTTTTTGTCTTTTAATTCAATGTTCATTTTTTATAAAACTCCTATCTGCAATTACAGTTTAGTAATTGTTGCATTTGCTTTTAACCAATTAAGGTCTGACTGATCGACTTCTAACGGATTATAACTAATAACAAGTTCTTTGGCGGCGGGGACTACCCATTGGTTAGCCGCATAAGTCTGACCTGTATTTCCGTCCGTAAAACCATCCGTAGAATAAACTATTCCATTAATCCCTAACTGTTCTGACGGATTTTTTGTGCGTAATGTCAGCCATCCGGTCGAATTGCTCATTTCTATTTCAGCAATGTAATAACCAGAATACGATTCGTCGGTTAATTCTATATCCGTGCCGTTTACAAAAATCCATACCTTAGATGAGGGTTTTGTAAGTCTATCCTTGAATTTAATTTTAGATCTACCCAAAATCCCCACTTGAGTTGCGTTAATTGTTACAGTTACATCCGAGGTTGCATTTGTTAAAGTTAGCCACCCCTTTTGATAATTCCACGAACTTTCTGCTCCCGTAACCGTTACGCTATAAGGATAAATATAATCCCCCGTAGGCGTAAATTCTAAACGTACACTCTCTCCCGCCTTAATTGTTGTTGCGTTAGAGGGATCGGCAATCATATTGGTAAGATTCGTAATTATTTTATGAGTATTTGTTACGAACGTGCCGTCATAGGTTTCGATTGAGCCTGTTAATTTCATACCTCTTGCGTGTGCCGTTTTGCCGCTTAATATATCGCTTGCAACTGCCGTATCGCCCGAAGTGTCGTCGCCGGTCTGAATACTTGCTATTTCGGACCTGAAATTTTGCGGATTAATTTTTTGACTTGCGGGATAGCCTTTCTTTTGCTTTATCCCCTCGCTCAAATCCACAATAAAATCTTGTAAGTTATCGTTTTTTGCCATCTCACACCTCTGTATTCAATACGGCGGTAATCATTGCGTCTACGTAATTATAAACGGATTTTGCCGACGGGTACTGTTCTTCTGTCGAACCCACAGACAGACTTTGCGTTTTGTTTACTACAGCCTCGAGCAATATTTCGGAGCAACTGTAACTTAAATCGGCGTTTATTGCGCATTTAAACGAAGCCTGATCGTATACTTTGGTAAATTCCAAAACGCCCGTTGCGGACTTAATCGAAAAATCCAATTCTTTTACGTTATCGCCAATCCGCATTACGATATAACTGCTCGGATCGTTCTGCAATTTATCGTACTGCTCCTGAGTAATCGAACCCGATTCAGCCGTAAGCGTTATGTGATACCCGCCAATGCCCGCGCCCGTACCGACAAGTCTTTTGCCGTCTACGTATGCGATTTTGTTTTCTACAAGGTCGTTTGCGGTGGCTGTGCCGTCCGAAGTATCAACGAACGACACATACTCGTCTTTATCGGTATCGTAGGCTTGGATTGTGGAAACATTTTCGCAAATCTCGCCATCGATTGCTAAATTTTTACTCATAATTTACCTCTTTTATATTGCGAAAATCGGGGAAACGCCGAAAGCCATACCGACATAATCGTAATTATAATAACCGCCAACAGTAATATCACACCAATATCTGAAGATTCCTGAACTCGGACCACGAAGCCACCAAACTTGAGCGGAGGTTGTTCCCGTCGTTTTCTTAATTCTATCAGCATCTGTATTATGTGCTTTATAATAATCAAACTGACCTAAGGGACACTCTTCAAGACCAATAGAATTGTGTTTTGCGTCAAACATTTCCATTTCAGCAGGTAAGAACAATTTATTCGCACTCGAACTTGTTCCGCTTTTTGTTCCCGAGCCTGTGCCACTTAAAACATTTACCTCACTCATAGCCGCTTGCATATCATCGGGTAAGTCGGCTAAAATGTTTGGCAAAGTAGTATTTCTTATATCGCTTGAAGCAAACCCGCCAACGTCCGAACCGGATGCATTTATTACAAAGGTATTTGTTCCGTTCAAATCTATACATTCAGCAAATTCTAATACGCCATTTGAACTACCGCTTCCGTCTGCGTAAGCATATCTGCCTGTCTGCATATCTGCAATACGAATTGTGTATTGCTTTCCACTCTTAGAAGTTATAGTTTTTGTATCACCTACAGACCACACCTTGCGAGCGATCCCTAATTTAAATGCTTTAGCAATCGTCGCCCAACTATTATTTGCAAAAACGGAATCATAAATAAATTTCGATTCGTATATATCTATGCCGTTAGAAGCATTTTGACTTGTACTGCCGCCACCGCCAAATAATGCGTAATTATTAATCGACGTTGCGGCTAAATTAGGTCTTGCCGTAGATAATTCGGTCGGGATAGTCCGTGTAAGGCTCATATCGTATGCGGCTACCACATTGCGATGCGTTGCAACGCCTACGCCGCCGCCACCGCCAAATAATGCGTGATTGCCTGCCGTTGTAGCCGCCAAACTTCTCCTTGCAACGGATAATTGCGTAGGAATAGTTCTTGTAAGACTTACGTCATACGCGTCTACTACGTTTTGATCGTCACCTTTGTTTCCCCCGCCGAATAATGCGTGATTACCGACTGAAGTCGCCGCAAGTTCAACTCTTGCAACGGACAATTCGGTCGGAATAGTTTTAGTAAGACTTGAATTATATGCATCAACCACAGCACTTGATGTTCGTCCGCTTCGACCGCCGCCAAACAGAGCATGATCTCCGATTGTTGTTGCCGCCATAACAAATTTTGGCACAGACAATGCCGTGGGAATAGTCCTCGTAAGGCTTGTATCGTATGCATCGACTACATCGCTGTTTCCGCTTCCGCCCGCAAATAAAGCATAATTCCCAACATTCGTTGCAGATAAACTGTATCTCGCCGAGGATAATGCCGTAGGTGTGGTTTTTGTAAGGCTTGTATTATATGCATCGACCGCATTAGTTGCATTACCGTTATAACCGCCGCCAAACAGAGCGTAATTCTCTATTTTTGTTGCCGCTAAACTATATCTCGCAACGGATAATGCAGTCGGGATCGTTTTTGTAAAACTTGCGTCGTATGCGTCTACTGTATTGCTTATACTATCGCCGTTACCACCGCCGAATAACGCATAATTGCCGACTGAAGTTGACGCTAAGTTGTATTTTGCCTGAGATAGAGTTAAAGTTACCGAAGTATATTTTTCAACGTAATCGATAACGCCGCTTAGCGTAACCGCAACGTCTGCCGTAGGATTAAATAATTTTAACGTGCCTGTAATTCTATCCCACGTCTGACTGCCGATATTCGTCGCTTTAGGAATATTTATAGGCAACTCATATCCGTCGCTTGCCGTAAACTTCAATGTCACCGAAGAATCTCTGTATATAACTTTCGGATTGCTTGCATTTGCAGTCACATTCGTGAGATTTGTAGTAATATTGTACGCTTGCGGGCTACCCGCAATATTCACGGAAATGTTGCCCGTCCCGCCTACTAACGTCAAAGTTCCTTTGGACTTTTCCCACGAACTGCTTACCGCTCCCGTGACTGTTATATTGTCGGGATAATTATATCCCGTAACAGTATTGAACCGCAAGACTTGTGTTTGACCTTTCGTAATCGTCGTAGGATTGCCCGAAACTTGCGTGATATGTGAAGCGACAACAATAATAGAATAGACGGTAAGCGTTCCGACTAATGTTATTGTAACACTTCCTGTCGGTTTTGTCAATACCAATGAGCCTGAATTTTTATCCCACACGCCGATTGCATTTTCGACCGTTACGGTATCGGGTAAAGACCAGCCCGGCTCTGTCGTAAATTTCAAGACCTTGGTTTCGTCGGTCTTAATACTCGTAGCATTGCCCGCAACTGCATTTACGTTCGTTAAACTCGTCGAAATCGAATAAGTCATCGGTACACCCGAAATCGCGACACTTACGTTGCCTTTAGGCTCGCTTATAGTCAAACTTCCCGTCAACTTATCCCACGCGCTCGTTGCGTTTGTAACGGTTATATCGTCGGGCAGATAATAGCCCTGTTTTGCAGTAAATTTTAGTTGTATCGGCGTAAAACTCGTAATCCTTGTCGGATTGCTCGGGTTTTGAATGATATTCGACGCGTCTACCGTTAAAAGATATGTTGAAATACCCACAACCGAATTGATATACTCAAATGCGGTTTTCGCAGTCGGGTACTCAGTTGTAGTCGAATCGGCGGTTATCGTTTCCGTTTTATTTTCTGTGGTTTCTATCGTTTCGGTACGAAAATTATACGATAAATTCGGATTAACTTCGACAATCATCGAGTTCTGTCCGTGGATTTTTGAATACAACAAAACGTTTGCTCTTTCCAAAGCAAAATTCAACTGTCTTACAACGCCGTCGTTAGTGCGTAATATTACGTAACTGTCCGCGTCGGCTTTTAATCTATCGTATTGTATTTGCGTGATATTCCCGCTCGTGCCTGTCACGTCGATATGATAAGCCATACTCTATTCCTCGATAAAAAAGAAAGGGGTATTATTCAGATATAATGCCCCTTTACAAGTGTTGTTATTACAGAGCAGTATAATCCTTGCCCGTAATCTGTTTGTACTGTTCGGCGGTTATAACGCCTTTTCTGACCGCAACGGCGACCATTTTTTCGTTCCAAAGTTTCTTATCGAAATTCTTTTTAATTATATCGTATGTCATTGTTTTAGCCCTCCAAACTGTTCAGATTCTGAAATTCAAGTGCCGCCGCGATTCGCTCTTCGGAAGTCGGTTCCTGCTCGACGGTTCTGTTATCCCAAGCCTCTGCCGCCGCAAGTACTTGCTCGTCGGTCATATCGTCCGTAATCGTAGCGCCTTGTTTCTTGTAATACTCTTTGAACTGCTCGAGTTCAGCCATAAACGCGCCGTTGAAAAGCCCGCCGGCGACTACGGCTTTCGCTCGTGGAAGTTTCGCCCATTTATAGCGATCTTTCCATTGCTCTGCCGTGAACTCTTCGCCCGACGGCGTATAGATTGTGTCTTGTTTGTTCCAAATTGCGTATTTCATAGATTTTCCCTTCTTTGTTTAGGTAAAATTTTGTTTTAAAAATTTCACATCTTCATAATCGAAAAATTTCCAAACATTTTTTGATTTCCCGACTTGCATTCTATTGTTTATTTTGCGTTTATAAAGAGCGTGTAACTCTTTAGGAATTTCTTCAATCGTCGCCCACCGCTCAAAAATTTTTGTATCAGTTAATTTTTCTTGTTTTAACCCATACCACTTTTTATGCGTTTCTGCGACAATATCAGAATTTTTTTAAGTAATTTTCGTATTCGCTATCTTCTGAACAGTATTTATCTTTTGTTTTTAAAGTTATGCCGTCGGCATTAATTAATTCTATTTCCATTTTTCACCTCACGAAGATATAGGACGATAGCAAAGACGGACGCCGGTCGCATCCGACCAATCAAGATGACCAGCACAGTAGAACGCACCATAAGAGGCAGCCGCGAGACCAACATAAGCGTAGACGGGACGATTACCGGATGAATAATAATATCCATCGCAATAATAAGTATTAAACGACGAATTACTTATAACCTCGCTCGGATAGTTAAAGAAAGGTTGTGCAGAATCATATCCGAGTTTCTTAATTTCTGCACCATTTGTTGTCGGCGCGGTATATCCCGATATTGACGCGTAGCCCTCAGATAAAGCCGTAGGACTGTCAATATACTTAGACGGAGAATTGCTGTATACCCAAGACGAACCATCATGACCGAAACCATCCATCCATTGAGCGTCAACGCCCCAAACTAGCCCGAGTGCATCGGTAGTAATACCTGAACCACTATTTGTATTCACAGTTTTCTTAGCACAGATTAACAAATCTTGCCATAACCTGTGAATTCGCCAATCCATTAATTGATAACCAGTTCCTCTTGCTATTGCTTTTGTACGCCCGTCGGATAATGATTGGCTTGCAACCGAACCCGACGCAACTGAATTACAAGTTGTCGAACTCTTCGACATATACTTACCCACAAGGATATAATCGAGTTCATTCCCGCTTTCATCGATAAAACAAGGATAAATCTGATAATCATCATCAATTTTTTTACTTGCTATTTCAAAAGCAGTTATCTGATTATCTGTTACAGTAACAATTTTCTTGTACATTTTGGGGAATTTAATAAACACATCGCCATTAAATTCGACTTCGCTCCACGGTTTCGGCACGCTATCAGCAGGCGTGTTAAACACCACAGTGCTGGGGTCTTGTGCTCCCAAATTTGACACTGACGCTTTCCACAACGGCGCATTTGATACAAATGTACCGTCGTACGTTCCGATTGAGCCTGTCAATTTAACCCCTTTTGCATACGCCGTTTTACCTTGCAAAATATCTCCCGAAACCGCCGTAGCGTCGTTTGTGTCAACGCCTGTAGGCACGTTTACGTTCGCTGTAGCCTTGCCCGAAACGTCAACAACGCCGTTCTCAGTTATCTGAATAGTGCCGCTCGGAATTACATAATCAGCAGGAATTGCCTCGACCGTTACCTTTTTGTAATACTTATTGTCGGTAACTTCCAAAACTTGCTGACCTTTTGCGGGCGTTACGGTCACTTCTTTCGTCTGAACTGCTCCGACAATAACTTTACTCAGTCCCGCATAATTCGCGTCAGGCGTTGCCGTTTGTTGCGTTTCGGACGGCGTGACTGTCTTTTCCTGTAATTGCGGAACTACCGTAATATCTTCGGGGCAATATTTGCCTTTTGTATTAAGGTTTACACCGTTTTGGTCTGTTAATTGTATCGGTGTCGAGCCAGCATAATCTTCTATCGTTCCCGTGAGTTTCGCGTCTTTCGCGTATGCAGTCTTTCCCAAACGGATATCGGCGGCGATTGCTGTAGCGTCCGAAGTGTCTATACCCGCAGTCGCCTCGCCGATAACTTTCTTTCCGTCGACATATGCCGTTTTGCCCGTTATAATGTCACTCGAAGTCGCGTTTGCGTCCGAGGTGTCTACAAACTCAACCAATTTATTTTGGTCGGTGTCGAGTGCTTTTATTACGGTCACATTCGGGCAGACTTTTCCGTCGATTTTTAAATTCTTTCCGCTCATAAACTCACCTCGTTAAGTCAATAACGTAACGATTCCGTTCGATACCGAGATTTTAAAGCCGCGTCCGTTCGGATTCAGCGTAACTATACCGTCTTGGCAAGACAGTACGAGGTCGCCGATTCCGACAGCCTCGACCAAACTTGCTTTTATCAATAATTTTCTATAAGGATGCATAATGTTCTCCTATATCTATTGTACAACAAAAACATCTAAAAATCAACAGATTAATAAATATTATTTTGCGAAATTAAACATATCGACCGTATCTTCGACTTCGCAAGTCATCGACGTAAAATTATACCAAGCGGGATTTCCGACAGCGGACGTTGCCGGCACAGTATACAGACTGTTGTTTTTTATCCACGGAATTGATAAATAATTCCCGTTTACAAGTTTATAGCCCGAAGCCTCGACAACTTGATTATTATCAATCAATGAAGCTAAGCACGCAATACTCGTAATTTTCGTTGCTCCCGCCGACACCCG